CATCTTCTTATTGTGGCCATCGCACTCTTTCTGGCAATCGCCGATATACGTCCATGTTCCCATTCCAGCAAATTGTGGTAGTAAAGTGTACGTTACATCATATATCATCATTATCTATCCTTTTTAGAGAGAAAATCGTAGCACTCATCATATGTGCGTATACCAGACGTTTTCTTGGATTGCTCTCTTGTTGTCTTGAATGAGTGAAATGTGTAGTATGTGGCAATGATGAATAGTATGTGACCGATAACCAATCCACCCCATCCATATGCTATGCCATAGACTGTCTCAAACGTCCATACTGTGAATACTGTTGACCATAGTGTGGATAGTGTGATCAGTAGGTTCAGTCTCACCGACTTTGGTAGTGACCTAAAATCATTCTTACTATCGTCAAATAGGATAGATGCAGCGTCATACATCTTCCAACTAATCTCACTCCACATAAATCTATAATCTATCATACTTTCCACCCTTCTCCAAATTCTGTTGAATCAAACACTGGTTCAGCAAAGTCATCCACCTCTTTTGTTTGATTACTATCTGCAAGGCCCTTCTGTTCTTCTAGTGTAAGATCAAAGAGGCGCATTTTTGCACGATCAATGCCGATGCAAAATCTTTTGTTTGTTGTTGGGTCATTATAACGATTCTTTAACTGCTTGACTGCAATCTGATTTAATGCGTCAAGTTCTTCATTTGATATGAGAGCAAACATAAGGTCAGCGGTGGCAGGTAGTCCAAACGATTCGGCAGTGTCCTCTAGTCCTACATCACTATTACTGAACCCTGATCTTGTTGTCTGTGTTGCACTCATGATAGGTACATTAGTCTCTACTGCAAGTCCACGTAGTTCTTCTGCAATTGATTTGATCATTGTATAAGAGTTGATGTTGGCTGCACCCTTGAAACGTGATGATCCACATATATTGAGGTAGTCAATGAATATGATGTCTGGTTTAAAGCTCTTCTTAATCGCAAGTTCCTTAATCAGACCCCTAAAGTGAGCTGAATGTGCTGAGGCAGTTGGATATTCCTTCACAATGAGGGTTCCACTGGTATTCTTGTTAATGAAATCTATCTTGCTATCAAACATCTGTTTGGGAAGGTCATGCAAGTCTTCCATCGATACACCCATTAGATTTGCATCTATACGTTCTGCAATGCGTTCCTCTGCCATCTCTAGTGTGATATAGAGTACATTCTTACCCTGAGATAAGCAGTTGGCTGCCATGTGACACATAAACAATGACTTACCAACGCCAGTACCAGCGAGTGCAATATTCAGAGTTTTTGGTGGTAATCCACCTTTAGTGATACGATTGAAGAAATCCAAATCAAACGGTATCTTCTTTTCTACGGTGTGATAATATTCAAATCTAGATTGTGCATCTTCCAAATAATCATGGCCCACACTATTATCAAAACCCACAGCCAGGGCATCTGTGAGTATGCTCGGAATTGCACCAGCATCTCTACTTTTATCTTTTCCATCAATGATCTGTATACCTTCAACAATCGCATTATAAACCGCCCTATCCTTACAAAATTTCTCTGTCGTATCCACTAGCCAATCAAAATCTACATCAGTAGATTCAAGAGTTTTGATGACCTCTACAACTTTACTATACTCATGCTCATTCAAGTCCTTACGACCTTGAACCTCTATCTCTAGAGAAGTTTGCGTTGGTATCTTGTTGTACTTGTCTACAAACTTTGCAATCTCTTCAAATACAGTTCTTTCTGTTTTATCTGAAAAGTAATCACCTTTAATAAATGGTAGAACCTTCCTTGCATATAGCTCGTTTGTTACGAGCTGAGTTAGTGCTGTTCGTTCAATCGTCTGCATATTCAAGGTTGTCTTTCTCCAGCTGTTCGTCTAGGATTAATACAAGAATGTCACCAAGTGTGGTGGTAAATTCTTCTGTTTCTTTTAGAGATTCATCTGTGTGGCCGTTATAGTCCACAACAGTGTATTTAAATGCAAGAGGCATATTACCGTCTTCATTCTCTTCTTCTGGTACGGATACCTTACCATATTGATATATCACTCCACTATACTTACCACTGTCAATAAGTATTGAAGCCCACTTGTCATCTTCACGGGACACAAATCTATATTTCTCTGCCATGATTATCCTCTCTTTATTATAAGATTTATAATAACAGGACTTGGTTTAAATGTCAATACCCATTACCCAATTTTCTGCTGCATCTTCTGCATAAATTTTAGAATTGGGTCTGGTGGTGTGCCATTCTTTTGTTGTGTTATTTATTTTTTCATTCTTAGTAATGAACTCTATAACATACTCTTGTCTATATTCTTGAGAGACTGAGCTCCATTTCTCTTCAAGATGTACTTTTGCTTCACGATTTGCAAACTCATCATCACCATAATATTGACTCAATAATTTCATCATATTTTCTCCGTCTTCTCCGTAATAATACCAACATAACAATTACCAGCGTCTGCTTTATAATCAAGCATAACCATTGGTAACAACCTTCTACAATCTACATCATTGTCAATACCGTACATTTGTGTAGCGTCTACTGACATCGTAAATCCTGCTAAAAATACTAGTTCTATTATAAAGGTCATATCATAAATTAGTGCATATTAAAAAGTTTGGCCATATCTTCATTAACAAGCTCTCTATTCCTCAAATGTTCTTCTGCAATATCATCCTTAGATTGTCCATAATATTCAACTCCATAATGATATTTTACCATCCATTCATTTAAAGTTGTTTCTTTACCTTCAAAAGTTATTTTAAATTGTCCTAGAATACGGCCATACTTTCCAGATTTATCTTTCTGTGTCACAAGAGTTTGAGAAGAACCTTCTGGTATCAATTTCTTTACCATTTCTTTTGCCATAAGGCCAAACTTTTTTTCCTCTAAATCTCTTGTTCTTGATTCTGGTGTATCAATACCAAACAAACGAATACGTTCTTTGTGCATCCAAATACCGAAGCCGAGATCGATATTTATATCTACGGTATCGCCATCTACCACTCTAAGAATTGTACATTTATATTCATGCATCTTATTTTACCCCATTCTACCACGGCCCTGTTTCGCCATATTTTTCTTTTTTATTAGTTTTACCATCTTTACAACTAGGCAGACCCAGAATATTCCACTCATATTCTACGCAATTCATCTTCAAAAGATAATCTTCATATTTTTTCTTACTCATACAAACATCTTTACCATCTAAAACTCTTACCCATTGGCATTCTTTACCAGTTATCTTTCCAACAATATGTTCACTAGAACTTTTTCCCGTTTTCTCTGATAATACCAAGTCTCCAGCTGTTAAAAATGTTGACACTTGCCAAGGTAGGAAAAAGCTGCAAGCTGATGTCATTCCAAGTGACATTAATATTATAATTATAGTTGGTAATTTGTTCATACTTCTGTGTCCAAGATTTAGTTAATTTAAATTCCTCCATAATTAAACTCCGAAGCTTTCACCACACCCGCAGCTACTAGTAGATGTTGGATTTTTAACTGTTAAAAAACTACCGCCGAGCTCGGTTATATAGTCTACCTCACTACCTAAAAGAAACATTTCAGCAAGAGGATCAACTACAAGAACATTGTCTATAGGGTCAGACCATTCGATATCAGGCAAATTACTTTTTAAATCCCATACGTATTGCATACCAGAACAACCCCCACCTTTTACGCCGAGGGTCACGAAGTCACCATTATAGACAACACTCTTCATATATTTTCTTGCTTTTTCTGTGAGAGTTATCATATCACTATTTAGTTCAAACGATTTGCTTGTCTTAAAAGATATGCGAGAACATTATCCCAGTATTGTTTCGCCCAATCCGATTTGGAGTTAGCCCTCGCTGTCACAGCATTCTCTATCTTCTGATCTGTAAAGTCTATCAAGTTCTTCATACTCCTTAATTCTATCAATCATATTTATAAAAACGTCAAACATCTCTTTCATCTTAGATGTCTCATCTGCCTTGGGGATACACAAAGATTTGATTGACGCATCCTGT